GGAAAACTTTAACTCATTTTCTGAATTTAAAGAACAATTTAAAGAAGCTGGTTTAAAACAGTTTGGTTCGGGTTGGGTATTTTTAATTAAAAAAGGAAATAAATTAGTTATAGAATCTTATGCCAATCAAGATAATCCATATTTAGACAAAGACTTTAAAGGTAAAATTCTAATTGCTATGGATGTCTGGGAACATGCTTATTATTTAAAACACAAGTCTAAAAGAGAAAGTTATATTAATGACTTTTTTAGAGTAGTAGATTATAAAGTAGCAGAGGAAAGATTAGAAATACCAAATGAATCGTTTATAAAAAATAAAAAATAATGCTGAATGAAAATATTCCGTACTTTAAATGTCTAGTAAGACGTTCTCATTTTACTCATAGTCTAAAAGACCAGGATAAGTATGACAATGCTTACGCTTTCGCAATTCAATCTGTGACAGGTAAAATCTTAACCTTTCACGTTATGACGGATTATGGAATGGTAAGATCCCGCGTACCACTATCAGAAATTTTTATAAAAGAACCTAAAAAAGATATCCCTTTTTACTATAAACAGCTTTGGGATTGTTTCGATTATAATGTAACAGTTAAAAAATACTCCTTTCTTTTGGAAAAGAGATGTCAAGTACTCCTTAGAGACAAAACTAAAGTTTGGGCAACGTATTTATTCACTGTAGATTGGTATGATAATCCATATTCTGACGAACCTACCGATTATAAAGCTGGCCACATCTTAGTTGCAGACGACGGTTATCTACTCTGCATGCCCAACAATAGAATATATTGGAGAGATTCTAACTGGGTAACTGCAGAATTCCCAATGGATCCTAAAAATATTAAAGTTGATAAGGAACTACCAGCAGTTGAATCAGTTGCTGATAAATGGATTACAGAGGATACTGATTCGTTCTACTACGATATAAACACAAAAGTCTAATAAAATGTTCACAGTTGACGTATATATAGAAAAAACTAAAGATAAAGGGTTTGGGGTTTTCGCAAATGAATATATAAAGGAAAACACTATAGTGTGGGAATTTATAGAAGGTTTAGATGTTAAAATCCATAAAAATCTCATAGAAAACCTCAACGAAACTCAAAAAAAATTTATAGATATATACTTCTGGAAGGAGGGGGATTATTTTTATTCATCCTGCGATCATTCCATATTTCAAAATCATAGTAGCATCCCAAACTCAATAGTTAGCGGATCACTGTATATGGTAGCAGCAAAAGACATATCAGTGGGAGAAGAAATAACAGTCAACTATTCCGACTTCGACGATAGCTATAACAAGTACGCTCACACTCTTATACAGTAAAGTAATATGGTAGAAAAACTTAAAAAATGGTTCGATGAACTTACAATCCCTAGACCGGAAATGAGCAGCATGCCCATCTGTCCGTTCGCTAAATCTGTTATCAAATCTCAGGAGTATACGATCGAAGAAGCCAACTTAGACACCATAACATTCCAGGTTAGCACCGCTGACGTACAAGTCTATAAAGTATGTATTTACTACTTTCCCGATTATGAACTATACGAAGAGGAAACTTTAGAAGCAAAGACTAAATCACTAAACCTGGCTTTTAAAAACAGTAATAAACTAATATTAGATAACGATCCAAGATCCCCTTTCACCATCAACGGAGTAACCACAAACTTCCCAGACTGCTATATTTGGGTAGTACAAGACCTAGCAGACCTATTATCCAAGTCGAATACTCTTAAATCAACTAACTACTACAATTGCTGGACAGAAGAACAATTAAACGGATTAGCTGAATGGAGAAACCCTATAGAGACCTAGAAGTTACAGACAAATACACTATTCGTGAATTTGGTGAAAATATTGATCCTATTGAACTTATGTGGCATCGAGATGATGAGGATAGACTTGTTGAAATAGTAGGAGAAACGGATTGGCAGCTACAATTAGATAACCAACTACCAACAAGCATGAACCAGCCTATATTTATACCTAGGCACGAATGGCATCGTGTAATTAAAGGAACAGGAAACCTCAGATTAAAGATTCACAAAACATGAGTAAACTCTTAACAGAAGTCATACAATTAACACCCGAAGAAAGGAAGGAGATTGAAGCTGCAATACCTAAAGTAGTAGATGCAATAAAAAAAGACGAGGTATCGGGAGACGAATCTGTATGGGTAACCTCGATAAACTATATAATGGCATCAGGTGAACCTGCAAAAGTACGTATATTCTACTCAGATAGACGTAAAGGAGTTGAGGGAATGTACAACTCAGTGAACCCAGCAGACCTACAAGATAATGTTATCTCTTTGTATAAAGGATATTTTTCACAATATTTTGGATTAAAAAATACATTAAAAGGAACTGACAAGAGAGGTGAAGATCAAATCAGACGAGTATTAACTCACGAATTAGTTCACGCAAAAGATCCAGCACTCAATCACAAAAAAGGTAAGGACAGAGAGGATACATCTAAGTCAAGTGACGCATATGTAGAAGCTGAATATTTTAGATCTAATGAGGAAGTCATAGCTTTTGCATCACAGCTTAATGAAATTATAATAAGAAACGTTAAACTTTGGATAGAGAAGCATATAACAGACGAAGAAAGCAAACTACAGCAGGCAAATGCTAATTTTTCACTAGAACAGGAAGCAAAAGACATACAATCGATTTTACGAGAAATTTTAAAATTCTTCTCAGGACAATCAGTTGATTTATCTCCACCTGCTAAAAGCTTTGTTGAGAGCGTAATCGACCAATCAGGCTTTGAAAAATTTATGACAAAAATTTATAACTTTCTTGAGAAGTTAGGTTTAAGCAAAAGAAGACGTACTCCATTAGAGAGTTACACATTAGCTGTAGAAAAAATTAAAGAATTTAATCCTGAAGGATATGACAGACTTCTTAAAAGTTTAGCAAAGACATTGCAAAAACTAGAACTTAGCATAAACGTATTACTAGCCAAGGAGTTTAGAAAAAGAAAAGAAAGATTTGATAAGGCAATGCAGAAGTATGAGGATAGTGGACGTAATATCCACTATAAGCCTAAAACATGGCAGTATCCAATTAACTTACTACAAATAAGCGTAGCGGGAACAGAACCTATCCAAATTACCAAAATTACAAATAACGATACTAAGACTCAACGAGTAATTGCCCAAACAAACGATAAGCTGTTGAAAACAAGGGATGCATTATATCCTAAAAAGAAAACACCTACAACAGAAACTAAGCAGGCAAAGAAATATACACTATCGGAAGCTCGGGAAGTTATAAAAGCTACAATAAAGCAAATATATAAACTATGAAAAATACAGTAATACTTTGGATAGTAGCTATAGGGCTAGCTTTTGGATTAGGATGGTATTCACATAAAGAACCTCAACCCCAACCAGATAAAACTAAATTCTACCAAGATCAAATAGACAGCCTTAAAGCATATAACGATACTCTAAACCTTGCTATCGAAGCAAATAACGTTGACATTAAAAGACTTAGAGATTCAATAGGCAAAGTAGAAGCAGGAATTGATCGAAAAGAAGATAATTTAGACAAATTAAAAAAAGATTATGAGAAAAAAATTAAGCGTATTGATAGCTTGTCTTCTGATGAGCTTACCAAGCTTCTCACAGAAAGGTACAAGTGATTCATTAGTACTACTTCCAAAATCTATTGTAGTTAAAATTACAAAAGATTTAGAAAGATATGATTTATGTAAAAGAGAAGTTCTGACTAAAGATAGTATTATTCTAGATTACATTACTATAAAACATATTAACGATAGCATTATCCACAAGCTTGATAGCAACCAAAACATACACTTAACTCAAATTTCCAACTGGGTAAAGGTAGATTCTACAAGAAATTTACAAGTAGAAGGGTTAAAAGGCGACGTAGAAAAGTACAAAGGTCAACGAAATAAAGCAGGAATTGCAGGAATAATCCTAACAATTCTAGCAATTTTACTATGAGTCAACCAGATTTAAGAGAGGCAATTCGCCTAGAATTCATCAAATGTGCACAAGATCCAGCGCATTTTATGAAGAAATATTGTTATATTCAACACCCTCAGAAGGGTAGAATCATCTTTAATTTGTACCCTTTCCAAGGAAAAGTACTAAATTTATGGAAAGAAAACAAGTATAATATCGTTTTAAAATCGAGACAGCTAGGGATTTCCACACTCGGTGCAGGATATTCTTTATGGTTAATGCTGTTCCATAAGGATAAAAACGTACTTTGTATTGCAACTAAGCAGGAAACTGCCAAGAATATGGTTACAAAAGTACGGTTTATGTATGAGCATCTACCATCTTGGCTCAAAGTAAACGCAGATGAGAACAATAAACTGTCGCTAAGACTAGCAAATGGCTCTCAAATCAAGGCAGTTTCAGCAGCATCTGACGCTGGTCGTTCGGAAGCTGTGTCGTTATTGTTGATTGACGAGGCTGCATTCATTGATGGAATCGGAGAAATCTGGGCTTCTGCACAGCAAACACTTGCAACAGGTGGAGGAGCAGTAGTACTTTCAACTCCTAACGGAGCAGGTAACTGGTTCCATAAGACTTGGGTAGGAGGAGAATCAGGAGAAAATGACTTCCTACCAATTAGATTACCATGGAGCGTACACCCAGAAAGAGACCAAGCATGGAGAGATACACAAGATAAACTACTCGGTCCTAGAATGGCAGCACAGGAATGTGACTGTAACTTCGATACATCGGGAGATGTCGTATTTACTTCTGACGTATTAGAGCAGTATCAATCCCAAATAGAAGATCCAATTGAACGCAGAGGGATGGATAGGAACTTATGGGTATGGGAGCCAGCAGATTGGAGCAAGCAATACATGGTACATGCTGACGTAGCAAGAGGAGATGGGAAAGACTACTCAGCATTTCACGTACTGGATCTAGCAACGTGTACACAAGTAGCAGAGTATAGAGGACAAATTCCAACAAGAGAGTACGCACAGCTACTTGTAGCAATAGCAACAGAGTATAACTCAGCACTGCTGGTGGTAGAAAATGCAAATATAGGCTGGGCAGTAGTTCAAGATATTATAGGATTCGGATACGCAAACCTCCACTACACAGTAAAAGGAGAGCAGAATGCAGCCGAAACGTTTATAAACTCATACGAAGACCCATCTAAGATGGTTCCAGGGTTTACAACATCTGCTCGAACAAGACCTATGATTATTGCCAAGATGGAAGAGTATGTGAGAGAAGGTAGTGTAGCTATCAAATCCAAACGCCTACTTGAAGAAATGAAAGTTTTTATTTGGAAAAATGGTAGAGCAGAAGCACTATCGGGATATAACGACGACTTAGTTATGAGCTTTGCTATAGGACTATATACAAGAGACACTGCAGTGAGATACAAAGGACAGGGTTGGGACGTGGGAAGGAGTATGCTAAACAACATGACCAAGGTTGACACCTACATTCCTAAGAGCTACACAGACGCTACTCCCCAAAATCCATACCAAATGAACATTAATGGAAAGATGGAAGACACACGGTGGTTATTCTAAGTTGTCTACAAACAAGTTATTTTGTATATTTATAAGAAAAACACATGGCAGATACTTCTGTATTCAGTAGGCTGAAAAGATTATTCTCAACGGACGTCATAGTACGTAACGTAGGAGGAGACCAGTTAAAAGTAATCGACATCAACTCAATCCAACTAGCGGGTCAGATTGAGACTAATTCACTATACGATAGATTTACAAGACTCCACTTAACAGGAGCAGCACCGGTTTATAACCCCGCACTAAACTATCAAACACTACGCATCCAGCTTTATTCTGATTATGAAGCTATGGACACCGATGCAATCATAGCATCAGCATTAGACATCCTAGCAGATGAATCTACTCTAAAGAATGATATGGGAGAAATTCTACAAATTAGAAGCTCCGATGAGACTGTGCAAAAAATTCTATACAATCTATTCTACGATGTTCTTAATATAGAATTTAACCTATGGTCATGGATTCGCCAAATGTGTAAATATGGTGACTTCTTTCTTAAATTGGAAATTGCTGAGAAGTTTGGTGTATACAACGTAATACCATATACACCTTACAACGTTGTAAGAGAAGAGGGCTTTAATAAAGAAAACCCAACGGCAATTCGTTTTAAATTTGACCCAGACGGATTAGGAGGAGGAAGCTCAGGCTACTACGGAGGAGCCCAAACAGCTTTGGAAACCGCCAATACTATCTATTTCGATAATTACGAGATGGCTCACTTCCGACTACTATCAGACATAAACTTCCTACCCTACGGTCGTTCATACATAGAACCAGCCCGTAAGCTGTTTAAACAGTACACATTAATGGAGGATGCGATGTTAGTGCACCGCATCGTAAGAGCTCCGGAAAAACGTGTATTTTACATTAACGTAGGAGGTATTCCTCCACAAGAGGTTGACGGATTTATCCAAAAGACGATCTCCAAAATGAAAAGAACACCTTACGTTGACCAAGCTACAGGAGAATACAACCTGAAGTTCAACATGCAGAACATGATGGAAGACTTCTTCATTCCTGTACGAGGTAATGATTCTGCAACTAAGATTGATACCACTAAAGGATTAGAGTATGACGGGATCAAAGACGTTGAGTATTTAAGAGACAAACTATTCGCAGCTCTTAAAGTACCTAAAGCCTTCATGGGATATGAAAAGGATTTGGAAGGTAAAGCAACACTAGCTTCTCAAGATATTCGTTTCGCAAGAACAATCGAGAGACTTCAGAGAATCATTATATCAGAGCTTACTAAAATTGCTTTAGTGCACCTATACGTTCAAGGATTTAAAGGAGAAAATCTCACAAACTTTGAGCTATCAATGACAACTCCTTCTATAATTTACGATCAAGAAAAGATAGCACTATTGAAAGAAAAAGTAGACTTGGCTAAAAACATAATAGATGGAAAACTTTTACCATCCGACTGGGTTTACGACAACGTATTCCACTTCAGCGAAGATCAATACGATGAGTATAGAGATCTAATTAGAGAGGATCAGAAAAGAGCATTCCGCTTAAATCAGATTATGAACGAAGGCAACGATCCACTGGAATCAGGAAAATCATACGGGACACCACACGATCTAGCTACAATCTACGGTAAAGATCGAAATGATGTGAACCAGTATAATAGTGTACCGTTAGGATATGATGAAAAGTCAACTCCAGGACGGCCAGTGACAAACGTAACAGATAGAAATACACAGGATGATGCTTTTGGTAAGGATAGGTTGGGAACACAGAGAATGAAGGATAGAGGATTAGAATCGAATCCCGTTAAGCACGACTACAAAGGTGGATCACCCCTTGCATTAGAAACAACAAAAGCTGAGTTTCTTAAAAATAAAAAGCTATTAGAGAGTATAGATTTACAATCAAAACAGTTAGTATTCGAGTCAAACACAGAGACAGCTGGACTTTTAGACGAGCGTCAAATTAGGGAATAATAATTTATATATATTTATACAAAATACAACTCGATGTTAGGTACGATCAAACACTCAAAATATAAAAATACAGGAATACTTTTTGAGTTATTAGTAAGACAAATAACAGCTGACACTCTCTCAGGGCGTACATCTAAAGCGGTAGATTTGCTAAAAAAACACTTTGTTAATTCTGAGTTAGGCAAAGAATATAAACTATACGAAACCCTACTTAAAACAACAAAGCTACCAGAAAGTAAGGCAAATCTTGTATTGGAGACGTTGGTAGAAACATCTAAGAAGTTAAATAAGAAACTTATTCGTACACAGAAGTATAACCTGATAAAAGAAATCAAACAAGTATACGACTTAGAGGAGTTTTTTAAAACTAAACTACCAAATTATAAAACACAGGCTGCCTTTTCGATACTTCTCGAAGCATACTCAACCCAGGAGATGGTACATCCTGATCAAATTATACAAAACAAAGTAACCATCCTAGAACATCTTACTACAAAAACAATAGACACCAGCAAAGTACAGCAGGCATTGTTAGAAGAGTTTCAAGGTTACGATGCAGATTTGAGAATTTTAACTTACAGAATACTACTAGAAAAGTTTAACGGGAAGTACGCAAGTCTTACCAGCGATCAGAAAGAAGTTCTGCAAGAATTTGTAACATCGGTAGATTCTGATCCCAAACTAAAGGAAGTATACAATACTAGAGTATCAAAACTAATTAAGGAGCTCAAACAATCAGCATCCATAGTGAGTAACCAAGTTGTAAAGATTAAACTACAAGAGGTGATTAAGTTGATTAAACCACTAGAGAAGAACGCAAAAGCTACTAACGAGGATTTAATTAACCTACTACACTACTACGAATTACTTAATGAAGTAAGAAAAACACATGGATAATCGAAAACTTAGAGAGTATATCCGCAAGGTAATCAGAGAAATATCTGCTACTGGAGGAACAGCGACAGCTTCAACAGGCACAGGTGAAGGTGTACCTACCAAGTTTGCATACAACCCAGACAAAAAAGCAAAAGGAACAGCCTACAACTACTACACCAAAAAGTTAGGATTCAAGTTAGTTGATAGATCGCAAGCCAAGCATTCAAAAGTAATGGATTATAAAGATCTGTGGAAGTAAGTACTATTTATCAGCATGAGAGACCTACAGGAAATATTAGACGAGCTAGAGCAAGCAAAAAACGAAGCTAGAGAAGCTAGACAGCGAGTTAGTGATCTAGTTAGAGAACGTAGAATTACTCGCAAGAAGACCCGTTTGGTAAACTTATTATACGAACTAATAAAAGAAAAAGCACTATGACGCTTCAACAACAATACAATTTAATTAAAGAAGGAAAGGGAGATAGAACTAACTTTCTAAAGAACGCCAAGTTTCAGTTCCCAAACTTGTTTAACGCTTACACTTCCTACGAGGATTCCGTAAACGTACTGAAATCTAAGGGCTTGATTAGCGAGGGAGTAAGTGGAGCAGGAGGAGTAGTAACAGGAGGCAGAGAGCAAGACTGGGTTAAAATCTTTAAGCAGAACATCTCAGAAGAAGCAAAAGCTGAAGAGAAGAAAATGTCTAAAGAAGCGCAGGACATGCAATCAACTAGCTTCGATTACAAAGATCTCAAGAATATTGATAACGTATATGGTCAATCTTTCTTGCAAGGTTTTTATACAGAAATGCAAGATCCTAAAAACGAAGATAAGACTACAAACGAAGTTAAAGCAATCGTAGCTAAAAACTTAGCTAAAGATCGTCTATATTACGCTAAGGATGGAATGTTCGGAATTAAAGGTCTAGGGTATACAACAGAAGCTCCAGGACTAGGAACACCTAAAGAACCAAAAGGTAAATACAAATCATCAGGATATGGTGACTTGAGAGAAGGATTGGAAACAAGGAATTATAACGAGTGGAAAAAGGAGTTGTACAATATTATCAAGAAAGATAACCCTGGATACACGGATGGTGATATAGCAGTTGACGATGAAGAACTAACAAAGTATTTCAAGAACGGTAAATCTGCAAAAGAGGTATACTACGACATCTGGTTACAGGATGCAGGAAATTATGCAAACATAGGAGAAGGAATGTACGGTAGTTCCGATGGAGACTTTGACGCTCAAGAGGACGACAAGCAAATGGCTTACCACTACTACGATAAAGGCATGGAAGCTTATTCTGAGGGAGATTATCTCAAAGCAGATAAGTATCTAACAGCAGCACGTCGATTGGGTTCATACTTAGGTTGGGGAGATCAAGAACTACCCGACTACGATAATCCAGATGGGATGACTGAATCCGATACAGAGAATCGATTTCTAAAAAAAGGAGAAAAGCAAACCTTCAAACCCATCCCAGCAAGCAAAAGCCAAGCTCACACAGCAGGAGATAAACTAAGAGCCTCAACAGCCCGCTACGCTAAGCTAAAAGAAGCTATCCGTGAAATGATTCTTCAAGAGCTCAACGAAGGAGCTGCTGATGAGGAAGTCGCAAAAGCAGAACAGGAAGTAGCGGACGCAAAAAAAAAAGCAGCTGACGCAAAGATGAAAGCAGCCCAAGCAGCACAAGCAGAAGCCAACGCAGAGGAAAAAGCATAATAACATGAGCAAGCAAGTCTTAATAGAAACTCAAATATTTAAACCTAAACCATTTACAATTGTAGAAGGAATAGGAGGAACTAAGAACCTTCTAGTAGAGGGTATTCTTGCTACTGCTGAAGTTAAAAACGGCAATGGCCGCTACTACTCGAAGGAATTGTGGGAAAGAGAAATAGGAAAATACATGGATTTGGTTAAGGAGAGGAGAGCTTGTGGTGAGCTAGACCATCCTGATTCCCAAATCATAAATTTAAAAAATGTATCTCACGTCATTACAGATATGTGGTGGGACGGAGATAAAGTAATAGGAAAGATAGAAATTCTACCAACACCATCAGGAAATATCCTAACATCACTATTCCAAAACAACATACCAATTGGAGTATCGTCCAGAGGTATGGGATCACTACGCCAAGTGGGAGAGCTTATGGAAGTGCAGGATGATTTTGAACTTCTATGTTGGGATTTCGTATCAACTCCATCTAATCCAGGTTCATACATGGCACCGGTAGGTAAAATGAGAATGAACGAAGGAATACAAGCTCTACTTGAGGGCACCGACAAGTTCAAAAGAGTAAACCAAATCCTCACAGAGATTCTCTGTGCGAACGGTACTTGTCCATTATTTTGAGAACCTCCCTACGGATAGTCTCCCTAGGTCAAGCCCTCTTCGGAGGGCTTTCTTATTGAAATTTTTTATGTAAATATGTTTTTTGCAAAGCATTGTGATATTTATCACCGAATATGCTATTCCTTTTTTGGATGTTTTTATAGCATTATTGTATTATTGTTTATTTATTGCGTATCTAATATACGTATTCCCACAAAAAAATTTGAGGTAAAATGTCAAGAGCACTATTAAAAGAAGCTATTGCCGATGCCAAAGCCGTGAAGGAAGCTGCCATTGCTAACGCCAAAGCTGCATTAGAAGAAGCATTTACACCACACCTGAAGGAACTTCTTGCTAGCAAACTAGAAAGTTTGGAAGAAGGAGAAATGGAAACTGAAGGAATGGGTAGAGCATCTAAGATGAAAAAAGCTATGGATGAGTATGGTATGGAGCACCCCGATCGAGACATGGATGGTGATGGCGACATCGACGCAGACGACGCTGCTATGATGAAAGAGATCGATCTCGATGAAATCTTAGCAGAGTTAGAAGGTGACCTTACAGAAGAAGACACTGTAATGGAAGCCAAAGAAAAAGATTCAGAGGATGATTCAGAAGAAGAAGCTGAAGATGAGTCTGAAAGTAAAGGTAAAATGCCTAAAACCAAAAAAGACCTTGAGAAATTTATTGAAGACATCTTCAAAGAAATGGCAGAATCAGGTGAACTAGGTGATTTAGGTGGTATGGAAGACATGGGTGCTGAAGAAGCTGAAGCAGACATGATGGGTGATGAAGAAGAAATCGATCTCCAAGAACTAATGAACGAAATTATGAACGAGTACGTTCACAAAGGACCTTCTGGAGATAATGCACTTTTGAAAGCCATTGACGATGCTATCAACAAAGGTATTGAACTTTCTTCTGAAATGTTGAAGAAAATTAAAAAAGCTTTGGCTGAGCAGCAAATGAATGAGTATGTTGAAGGTGGTCCTTCCGAAGAAAATGCTCTTTTGAAAGCTATCGACGCAGCTATTAGCAAAGGTATCACACTATCTTCAAAAGTATTGAAAGCCATTAAGAAAGCCCTAGAGCAGGGTGGCGGTGGCTACCAGCGTGGAGGCATGTACGAAGAGGATATGATGAACGAATACGTTGAAGGTGGTCCTTCATCTGAAAATGCTCTCTTGAAGGCTGTTGATGCTGCTATCGCAAAAGGAGGAGAACTAGCTAAGAAGCTTTTAGCCTTACTTGCACAAGGTGGCGGTGGCTGGCAGCGTGGAGGCATGTATGAAGAAGAACTTAACGAAGCCTACTCCACTATCAAAATCCTCCGTTCAGAAATTAATGAAGTAAACTTGTTGAATGCTAAACTACTTTACACCAACAAAATCTTCAAAGCTAGAAATTTGACCGAAAGTCAAAAAGTAAAGGTTTTATCAACATTTGACAAAGCTACAACTGTAAAAGAAGTTAAATTGGTATTTGAATCTTTGAATACTACCATTACAGCTTCCAACAACACAGCCAAAGCTCCAATCAAAGAATCAATGGGATTCGCATCAAAAGCATCCGGTATGGCATCTAGACAAAATCAAACAATTGAAACTGATGCTGTGATTGCTCGTATGAAGAAACTCGCAGGACTATAATTTAAAGTAAAACAAAAACAAAAAAACGCAAAATGAGCACAATTCAAAATTTACTTGAATCAGCTAATCCCTGGAAGAACGTCCAAACCGACGCTACTAGATTAGCAACCAAGTGGGCTAAAACTGGCTTGCTTGAAGGCCTTAATGGCGAAATCGATCGTAACAACATGGCTATGATGCTTGAGAACCAAGCTAAGCAACTTGTTGTTGAAAATTCTCAAACTGGTGGAACCGCTACTTTCAGCGTAGGTACTGGTGAGCAGTGGGCTGGTGTAGCTCTTCCTTTGGTACGTAAGGTGTTTGGACAGATCGCTTCTAAAGAATTCGTTTCTGTTCAACCAATGAACTTGCCATCTGGACTAGTATTCTTCTTGGATTTCCAATACGGAACTACTAAGACTCCATTCTCTAGCACAGCTCCTAACTCTTTATTCGGTGGTACTTCTACTCCTAACTCAACCTACCCATTCTCCACGAACAATGCTACTGGTGGTACTTATGGAACTGGTCGCTACACCTACTCTACCAACCTAACATCCTCCACAGCTACAGGCCAAAACACAGGTTCAGCAGCAGCTACTTGGGCTAACTTGGGATTTGATTCAGAATATTCTGCTTCGGCAACTGCTGGTCAGTGGAAGACTCTTACTATCCTAATGCCATCTGCATCGGATTTCGAAGCAATTCGCTCTTTCGTGCCTTTCTCCTCCTCAACAGCTTTAACATTCTTACCACAGTTTACTACTGCCAACGCAACAGCTGTTACTTTCTTTGTAACTGGATCTGGTACAGGAGCACCAACAACATCCTCCTTTACGTCAACTGTATCTTATTCTATCCAAACTAACTTTGGTACTAGAGGTGACTTTGAAGAAGGTCAAACAAGTATTAACGGTAACCTAGCCGCAAATACCATGACCATTCCTGAGATCAACGTTCAGATGCAATCTCAAGCCATCGTAGCTAAGACTAAAAAGTTGAAGGCTGTATGGACTCCTGAATTTGCTCAAGATTTGAACGCATACCAGAACGTAGATGCTGAAGCTGAATTGACTTCTATGATGTCTGAGTATGTATCTCTTGAGATTGACTTGGAAATCTTGGATATGTTGATTGAAAATGCAGCAGCTGGAACAGAAGCATGGTCAGCTATAAATAATCAATCTATTGATTTTACTACAGGTGTAGTTACTAATACTGGCGTAACTAATAATGGTTTCTACAATACTCAAGGCCAATGGTTCCAAACTCTTGGTACTAAGATCCAAAAGCTTTCTAACCAGATTCACCGATTGACTCTTCGTGGAGGTGCTAACTTCCTAGTAATGTCTCCAACCGTATCTACAATCTTGGAATCAATTCCTGGATTTGCTGCAGATGTAAACGGCAACACTGAGAAGATGAACTACGCTTTTGGTGTACAGAAAGTAGGTCAGATGAACGGTCGCTACAAGGTTTATAAGAACCCATACATGACTGAGAATACAATCTTGGTTGGTTTCCGTGGATCTCAATTCTTGGAAACAGGTGCTGTATTTGCTCCTTACATTCCATTAATCATGACTCCTCTTGTGTACGATCCTGATACCTTCACTCCACGTAAAGGTCTATTGACTCGCTACGCTAAGAAGATGTTGCGTCCTGAGTTCTACGGTAAGATCTTTGTATCTGGTTTGAACACTATCTAATAGAAACTTAATCTAATTCTTACAAAGGGAGCTTCGGCTCCCTTTTTTGTTGATATTTATATTAGAGTTACGACAATTAAAAAAGTTTCCATGACATCTAATCACCACAGCGATCCTGTTTTCGTAGAAAAAAGAAAACCAAAAGGACCAATCAAGTTTAAGACTAATCTTAACGAAGAGCAAAAAGCAGCGAAAGAAACAATCCTACAAACTCCAATAACACTCCTAAGAGGAATGGCAGGTTCAGGTAAAACTTTACTGGCATGTCAGATTGCTTTAGATATGTTATTTAAAAAGGATGCAGAAAAGATTGTAATCACAAGACCTACTGTAGCAAGAGAGGAGATAGGATTTTTACCAGGAGACATTAAAGAAAAACTAGATCCATGGTTAGCTCCAATCTACGCAAACCTATACTTGCTATACGATAAAGAGAAGATCGACAAGATGATCACAGATGGAACCATCGAGATCGTTCCATTTGCGTTTATGAGAGGTCGAACCTTCCCAAACAATGTAGTTATCGTCGATGAGTGTCAAAACATTACACACGCGCAAACAGAACTGGTTTTAGGGCGTTTAGGTAGAGGCGGTAAGATGATCTTTTGTGGAGATCTTTCTCAAACTGATTTAAAGAATAAAAAAGATAGTGGAATTGGATTCTTTAATAGACTTGAGGAGAATATTAAAGGAGTGAAGGTAATTACTCTAAAGACTAACCACCGACACGAGATTGTAGAACCTATCCTAAAAGTTTACGAAGATTACCGAGATTAATTGATATTTATAAATAAACATGGCTGCAGGACGATATTCTTTCGTGATAGAACAAGGGGCAACCTTTAACATAGAATTACAATACAAAGATTCTAATGGTAATCCTGTTAATTTAACTGGATATAGCGGTAGAATGTTAATTAGATCAAACTATGCTGATAATAATCCAACTACCTACGTGACTTTGAGTAGTTCACTAAACCCCGATGGTACTGGATTAAATTTTAGTGGCAGCGCAGGAACCAATCCTCCAACAAGCGGTACAATAGGAATTATAATATCAGCAACTACATCTTCAGCTCTTACATTTGCCTCGGCTAAGTACGATTTAGAATTAACCAGCGGTACAGTTGTGACTAGGTTGATTGAAGGTGATGTACAATTAAGTAAAGAAGTAACTCGATAATCATGCCTATTAATCCTGCTTCTATTAATGTAATACCTAATAATAATGTTGTTGAATTAGTTCAACCAGGTATAATTACAGTTCAAATTGCTGCTCCTGGACCTCAGGGACCCCCAGGACCCGCTGGTTCTGGTGGTACTGATACTGGTTCACTTTTAACAACAGCTTCTGTAAGTTTAAATACAATCACATTTACTAAAGGTAACGGTACTACATTTCCAATTACAGTAGACACTGGATCAGGAGGTGGAGGGAGTGGAGTTCAATCAGTTATTAGTTCATCATTAGGAGCATATGTTTCTGCATCAGGCAATAATGTATTAGTTAGTGCAAGTATATTTCAAGTATCAGCATCATCTATTCAATTAACAGGTTCATTAACATCATCTGACACTGTTGTATTTTCAAATGTAAATAATCAATTTACTGGTTCATTAGCAGGTACATCAAGTTGGGCTAATAATGCTGTGACTGCAAGTTATGTATTAAATGCGGTATCAAGTTCATTTGCCTCTACAGCATCTAATACTCCAAATGCTATTATAACAGCATCTGTATCTTTAAATACAATTACATTTAATAAAGGAAATGGTGACACCTTCAACTTAACTGTCAACACCGGATCTGGAGGGGGTGGAGGTTCAGGATTTCCATTTACCGGGGATGCTGTAATCACAGGATCATTACTAGTATCAGGATCGGGAGTTACTATCACAGGATCCTTAAATATGTTTGGACCTATTATAGTTCCATTTAACACACAACCAACTAACTACACACTTCAACTAGCAGACGCTGGAGATATAGTAGAAATAAGTTCTTCAACAGCTAACACAGTAACTATTCCCACCAGTTCAACTGTAAACTTTTTAATAGGAACTCAAATAACAGTGATACAGTATGGAACAGGACAAACTACATTTACAACAGGCAGTACAAACATACTATTAAGAAGTGCAGGAAACGCTACTAAACTCGCGGCTCAATATGCTGGTGCTACTTTAATAAAAAGAGGAACTGATGAATGGTATTTGTTAGGAAACGTAACAGTTTAATACTATGATATCAACTATAGGTACGATAGCAAGTAATCAACTAACTCAAGAATATACAACTGTTCTTAGTCAATCCAATGTTGCTCTTTCTGGAGTACGACCTTCCTATATAAATCAACTAAAACAAGATACATTAATTAGATCATTAAAACAGGATGGTTCATGGAATTTTATAGATGTCTTATATATTCTTGCTAATGACGACGCTACAGGAAATTTCGCATTATTGAACTGGATTAATCCTTCATTATATTCATTGACAAAAATCAGTTCTCCTGGATTTATATCAAACAGAGGATACACAAGTGCTGGTTCACCGGCATTTTTATCATCATCTTGGGCTCCATCAAACGGAGTAAAGTTTGAACAGAATAGTGCCTCATTTGGGGGAATGATATATAATAACGGAGAGAATACTACTCCCGTAGGTACTCTTATAGGAACTAACGGTGGTGGTCAAAGTAATATCTTTATGACACCTAGACAAGCTACTACATATCGTACAGCTTTAAACAATACTGTGTCAAATAATACACCAATTCCTCAAAACTTTATGGCTAGAAAAGTATTAGGAGCATTTAGATCACAATCAGCTAACTATGAGCAGTTTTATCCATCATCAAGTACAGTTAACGGCTTTAGCGTTGTAACAGCTGCAAGTACCACACTAACCACTCAACAACTTAATATTTTATCCGGAGTACAAACAGGTACTAGATTGTACGGAAATACTAACACAGCATCAATGTTCTGGGCAGGAGGATATGAGATTAGAAATAGATTAACAACATTCACAAGTTCAATGACTACCTATATAAATTCAATTTAATATGAGAGTACTTAGAGCAAATAAAGAACAATT